GGAGAGGGAGTAAGAACTGACCAATCGGAAAGCCATTCCCCCGTGAAGCCCGAAGCACAAAAATTTTAGTTGCGTGCAGTTCACATTAAAATAATCAATCAATTATTATATCAATTATGAATAAAAAGGTAAATGTCAATGACCAGCTTTCTCGAATGAAAGGTTTGATGAATTATGGTCTTCAGACAGAATCTAAGAATAATACATACTCTTCTGTTGAGTATCAGAAACTTGGTGCAGATGGAAATGTATATGGAATTATCAGAGAAGGTTCTAAGTATTACATTGAAACAGCACCAAACAAAAAGACTTTAGTTAAAGAGGATTTTAACTATATTGGTGGTTTTAAAAATAGAAAAGATAACGAGTACTCAAGCTTTGCTGCTGCACAGAAGAATTTTGACCTTAAATTAATGTCAATTCGTGAAGCATATTCAAATGGTAAGAATATTGTTATTGAATCTTGGAATCCTGACAAGAAAGAAAACCTTACTATTGAATCAACGGAGAAGATGCGCAAGGAGATTCTTCGTGAACGCCAGATTATGTATAATGCTGCTTGTATTAATGAATCTAAACCTCAATCTATGACTATGGAAAGTGATAACTCATGTGGTGTTTGTGGTTCAAAAGAATGCAAGGGTGAAGATGCTTCAAAATCAGCTGATGTTGAGGGTTATGAGAACTTAAAGGATGCTAATCCAAAGAATAGTTTCCGTAAATCTAAGCACCAAACAGGTAAGGCTAAAGATGCAAATGATTACAAGGCAGTTAAAGAATCTGCTGAACCTTTAGCTTGGCACAAGGAAGGTCAGGATGCAAAGGGCAATATGGCTGATACATATATGGATAAATCTCATGGAACTGAGGTTGGCAGTTCAGCACCTTTTGACGAGGAAACTGTTGAAGAGGGTGTTGCTATGCATGATGCTGAGAATCAGAATACACCTAATGTTGGAGTTAACAATGTTGGTGATTCTGCACCATTCGACAAAGAAACTAAGGTAAATGAAGGGCTTGATGAAATTCCTGATGAAAATCCTGAAAATTCTGAGGATGTTGAAGATAATGAAGTTGATACTGATTTAGAAAATACTGATGATGTCATGGACGATGCTGATGACACTATGGGCGATGAAGGTATAGAAGACGATACACTTGGTGACGAGGCTATTGATGCCGAGAATGACGAAGACGACTTCGAGGATGACGAAGATGAGTTTGATGAAGATGACTTATCTGCACGTGTAGAAGCAATGGAGGATACTCTTGAACAAATCGCACAGAAATTAGGTATTGATACTAACGACTTTGATACTGAGGAGTTTGAAGATGATGACGACTTATATTCAGATGATGATGAAACTGAGGATGAGTTTGGTGACGGTATTGAGGATGACGATTTCGATGATGAGGAAGACGAAATGCCTATGGAGTCAAAGAAGCGTAAAGGTTATCAGATTTTTGAAACAAGAGCATTCAAGAAAGCTAAACGTCGCATGAATGAAGGTGGTATGAAGCCTTTCTCTAATGCTAATCGTGTTCCTAATGGTAACATGAATGCACTTGATGAGTTTGGTAAGCATCCATGCTTCAGAAAGCAGCCAATGACTACACCAACTAAGAATCATCAAGAGTTTGACGGCTATTATGACATGAATGATGAGTCGGCTAAAAATGACACACCATACGCAACTAATATCGGTAGTGGTGCACCATTTGATTTAGATGTAAAGACAGTTGAAAATTCAATTGCAGAGTCAATTCGTAGAAACCTACGTAATTTAAAAAAAAAATCTAATCGAAAGTAGACCAACAAAACTAAAGGTGCCTGGTGGTATGGGTGCTGATTTAGGTCAGCAGCCAGCACCATCGCCTATTCCGCCACAGATGAATGAACCAAGTGGGTTTGATATGGGCAGTGACCCTATGTCTGATGACGTAAACGGAGGTGATAATCCAGTAGGTGATAATGATGAAGCAAATGCGCCAGATTCTAATGGCGTTGATAACAAAGCACAAAAGGCTGCTGGCGAGTTGAGCTATATTTTGCCAGATGCTTCAGAGGAAACTGTGGATTATGTCATGGGTATGTTAGCCCCAGCGGTAGGTAAAAATGATAATGTTGGTGACGATGACGTTGAAAAGTGGTCTGAGAAGATGAAGAGTGGTGATGATAAAAAGTCTGATGAAGATGAAAATAATGATAATGAGAATGAAGAAACACCAGATGGTGATAATGAAGATATGGCAATGGAGTCAATAAATTATATAGATAATATCATTTCTGAAACACTACAAGAATATTTCAATGTTAATGATAAGAGAGAAAATACACGTCCAGAGAAAAAGTTAGATAAGACGTATATTGATGATGAAAATCCTTTTTCGTCACCATTTTAAAAAAATAGCACAATGTTAAGTGGTCTAAAGAGGAAGTTTGCGCTTCCTCTTTTTTTATATTATGAATTAGATATTTATATTTAAAGTTTAAGACTATTATGAGAGTTTATACTAAAATAAATGGCATATTACACGAAGGTATCGCATTTTCTAAGAAAGATATTCAGATTAAAGAGGTAACTAATACTGGTGGAGTTTCGGCTTCAATTAGTAATTCAGCAAAAACACCAACTGATGCTGTTAATAATGCTGCATCTACTCTTAATCAGAATCATAATGTAAACAATGTATCTTTTCAACCTAACCAAGTTGACGGACAACAAAATACAAATTCAGGAGAGGGACAACAGATTAATGTTGATGTATCAAATAAAGCTGAAGCTGTAAAACAGGTTACTGATGCAGCTAAAGACCCGTCTAAGAAAGATGCTAAAATAGTTGCTTACAATAGTAAAACATCACAGTTGAATACGGTTGTTACACCAAAAGGTTCAACACCTACTGGTAATATGCAAAATTCATCCTATCAGAGAAAAGGAAAGTTAGTAGAGATGAGAAATAATTCTGTACCATTCAGTAAAAAGGATTTAGATGATTATTTAAAATTGTTGTGATGAAACGAATATATTTAACAGAAGATAAAATTAATGTTATTAAAGAAAGAGTTATTAATAAATTACCATCGTTTTTATACAAGGCTCTTTCTACCCATAAAACATCTTTAGGGAATAATGCTATATTTCCTTCTGATGATATATATCCATTTGATTATACTATTGCTAAAAAACGTTTTAATGAACTTTCTAATAAAATTCTAAAACATGGTTATCCTATTAAAGATGTTGACGGATTATCAGATAGAGCTATTAAATGTCTATTAAAAATTATGGACTTAGAGAATCCTTTACGTAATCATTTGGAAAAAGTCTGTCACAATATTGTTTGTGATTTATTCTCTATTCCTAAAGAATCTATTAATTTTTCGTTAAATATAGTTGATAAGGTTGATTCAGAAAATGCAAGATTAACACCTGAAGAGGATGATGAAAATAATAAATATGAGTTTGAAGATGTATTAGAGAAAGATGAAATAGATAATGAAATATCTAAAAGAAGAGTTATTGATTCTTTAATTCAAGGCGCAAGTATTAGGTTATCTAATTTAAGTTTTATATCAGATGATTATTTTGATAATATTGATGAAGAGTTAATTACTCTATATAAAGAATTAATGGATTTAGGTGATTATCTGGCATTTGTTAAAAACGATAAAATAATAGACGGTAATACAAATCAAGGTTCTTATGTTTCTGTTAAATTAGGCGGAAAGTCAGAAAGACCTATTATAACAGTTCAAGCACTTAATTTCCCTTTACTTTTACGTGAAACTATACGTGGTGTCTTTGAACTCGTATCTTCACATGGTCTACCAAAAGATAGAAAGAAAGCAAATTATATTTTACGCAAAGCTGATTTTATCAAAGCTGAACCATGGGATATGCGACTTGGTGTTGGTTTATGGGATAGACTATATTCATTAATGAATGGATATGATACTGACGTAGTTCCTTTCATTTTTATGAAATTATGTGAAAATACACCTGAAGAGTTTAATAAAATTATGAAAGAAATTCTTACACCGACTAAACTTGGTAGAAGATATATTGATGACTTAGCAAATTCTGTGTTACATAATATTGATTATCAAAGATTTAGAAAAGATATAGATACAAAACAGTCTGATAGTTATATTATAAATGATAGTTATTTTTCACCTGCTGAACTTGATACATTTAATATTGATAGTAAAGAAAACGAAAGTGATATCATTGAAGATAATAAAGAAAGTTAAATGTTATGATAGATATACAAACTATTGCTGAAGAATACGCAAGAAGTTATGCTGATAAGTCGAGGATTTATTTTATAGAAAAATACCTTTCAACATTTAATGCGAATGTTGGTAAAAAATCACAATTCCTATTATTTCCAAGACAGAAAGCATTCTTACAGAGTCTTGCTGACCATAAGGCTTCTATTGCTATTAAACACCGTCAGGCAGGTATTACTACTGTATCTTCGGCATGGATATGTGCACAAATTGCGCTTGCTGATTCTGATAAACCAGAAACTATTTTGTGTATTGGTAACAAACTTGACCTTGCAAACCAATTGGTTACAAAAATCAGAGAGTTTTTGATGCAAGTTCCACGATGGTATTGGGGTGACGAATATTATTCTCCAGACCCAAAATCAGAGAAAAATAAAAAAGATATTTTCACCAAAAATAGTAAATCAGAATTACAATTATTTAATGGATGTTCTGTATATGCAAGGTCATCTGGTGAAAACGCTGCACGTGGTATTTCCGCTGTTTCTATATTGATTTTTGACGAGGCAGCCTTTATTGAGAACGGTCCAGCAGTTTATTCTTCAGCGGTTGCTGCTACATCATCTTATGGTGATAAATCCAAGATAATAATGGTTTCAACACCTAATGGTAAAGATGAATTATATTATAATACTTATCGTCAAGCATTAAGTCATGAGAATAACTATAATGCAGTTGAATTTAAGTGGTATCAAGATTTGCGTTACAATAGACACTTGAAGTGGTATAAAAAAGATGCTGAAACTGGAGAAAAGAAATGGATTGTAGAAGAAACATTAGATGATACTGGAAGGATAGAATACAACGAAGAAAGATGGCGTAAATTGGAACAAGACGGTTGGAAACCAACTTCTCCTTGGTATGAAACAATGTGTCAATCTTTCAATAATGATTCCATGAAAATAGCCCAAGAGCTTGATGTATCATTCCTTGGTTCTGCTAATAACGTTGTTGCAAGTGAATTTGTAGAATTACAGAATCGTATTAATGTTAGAGACCCTCTCCCAGATTTAAAAGACCCAATGGTAGATGATACTTGGTATTGGAAACCACCTATCCCTGGTCACAGATATATATTGGGAATTGACCCCTCACGAGGCGTATCTGCCGATAGAACTGCTATAGAGGTGATAGATATGGATGGACGTGATGAAAATGGACAGCCGATTATAGAACAAGTAATGGAATATGTCGGAAAGAAATTGGGTGACGATATTGGTTCTATGGCGGTCTACTACGCCAAGCAGTATAATAATGCTTACGTTGTGGTAGATTGTACTGGTGGTCAAGGAGATGCTGCTATTTTAACAATGTTGAACCTTGGTTATACTAACCTACATTATGATGACTCTTCTCAGAAGACATACACAATGCAAAATCAATCTATGGCAGATGGTAATTATATGAATAGATTGCCTGGTTTTCACTTCCAAGGAAATAGATATCCTGTACTTGCTAACTTTGCAGGACTTGTTAGAAACAACGAATTTAAAATACGTTCTGCACGTGTTATTAATGAACTTGATACATGGATTTTTAAAGGCGAAACTGGACGTATGGACCACATGGAAGGTGCACATGATGACACAATTACATGTCTTGCAATGGCTCTATTTGTAATGCAGTTTTCTCTTAGTAAAATAGAAGCTGCTAAACGTAAAGATGAAGCAATATTAAGTTCTTATAGAATGACAAATGGTAGTAACTATAGAAGACCAGCTATAAGATACAGTCAACCTGTTACACCTAAATCTGGTCTCCCTATGATGAATAGTAATTCTTTATCATCAAAACCGAATAAACATATAGGAGGAACTTATATGTGGTTATTTAGTGGTATGAGATAGTTAAATCTATTTAGAAATCAACTAAAAATGTTATTTTTTAATAAAAATTTATATGGCTAATAAATTAACTGTTTTTCAACAATTAGATAAAGCTATAACTGGTAACTGGAACACACAGGACACAATGGCAAGACATATCAATAACTACGATATGTCTGGTAATAATGTTATATACCAAACCAACGATAAAGATAATTATGAGAAAGTAAAATTAGAATTACAACAGAATAAATATCTTGAAAATAGATGGGTTAAAGCTAACGTTGATTTAAATGTAAGTGCTTACTCAGGACTTAATAATGTTAAGTTGATGTATCGTGATGCCGATTTGATGGACTCATTTCCAGAGATAGGTGCTGCACTTGATATTGTTTCTGAGGAAAGCTGTTTACCGTCAGATACAGGAAATATAGTAAATGTATATTCTAAATCAGATAGAGTGAAAAGTATTCTTGAAGATTTATTTACCAATAGATTAAACCTACAATTAACAGCACAAATGGTTATACGTGGTATGTGTAAATATGGTAATGATTACATGATGCTTGATATAGACCATAAGTTAGGCGTTAAAGGATGGAAACGTTTACCAGTATTTAATGTTGAACGTATAGAAAACGGTATTACTAATCCATATTCAACAGGATATTCTACTGTTGCTGATAACAATACAGATACTAATTCTGATATGTCTACTAAATTCGTTTGGTTAGACGATAGTCAGTCACAAGTTCCATTTAGGGATTGGCAGATAGCACATTTTAGATTATTGACAAATTCTATGTATCTTCCTTATGGAGTTTCTTATTTAAATTCAGCTCGTAGACATTGGCGTATGCTTAGTTTAATGGAAGACATGATGCTTATTTATCGTCTTGAACG